TAGATGATAAACTTATATTTCCTCTAGAACTTAATCCAATATCTTCAATAGCAGATAATGATATAACTTTTTTAGAAGATAATAAAATACTATCAGTTGTAGAATTTAATAATAATCTACCAGAATTTAATATTATTTGAGGTAAATTATAAGATTGTGGGAATACTGGAATGTACTCATTGCGTATTCCTGTATAATTTGTGCTTGATACAATTATGGGAAGTTTTTGAGTAGAAGTAAAATATATAGAAGATAAATCATTATTTATATTTTCTACTACTGGTAACCATCCCTCATCTGAAGAATTAATAGGTTGACCATTTCTTATTATGATAATAGGATCACCTTCATTTCCGGAAGTAGACCAATTATTTTTGTATTTACTGTTAGATTTAATAGTACTTCCTAAACGAATACTATTCCCAAATCTTCCTTCAAATATATTATCTCCCGTAAAGGGTAAAATAGGATGTATACTAGTTCGTTCAATAAATTTTCCTCCACTATTATTAGTAGAATTCAAATTTATTTCAGTAGAATTATCTGTTACTCTTCGTATATTTCCTTTCTCTATAGATTTATAATCTTTTCTTTGGGATTCAGATATATTATTGCTATTATTTAAAGGATTTGGGAATGCATTATGGTGGGGGTGATTCCATAATGATAAAGTAGTTAAATAATAATATGATTTACCATCATTTAAATTACTTAAAGAAGTAGTATTTGGGAGTTTTGTTAAAAAAACAATTTCATTTTTTAGAGGAAAAGTTTTTATATTAGCTAGTAATGGTTTAGCTATATTTGAATTATCTTGCACTCCATCTGGGGAGTTAATAAGGCTATATTTAATAATCCCAATCCCATTCCATCCTCCATAAATGTTAAAATCAGGATGAGTTTCATCAAGTATTATATCAACTACTCGAGCAGGGATCATCCTATCAGATAAATCATTAATTTTTCTATTTATGTTATCTAAGGAAGAGTTTTGATTATAAGGTTGATTTTGCCCCGCAAATCCAAATTTACTACCTATCATTTTTTATTTGCCTCTAGGGTTATTTTATCTAGCTCTTTTAATAATTCTTGTTTTTCTTCCTCGGTAATTCCCAGCGATTCTTCACCACTACTACTATTCAACGCACGTTGCACGATAGTGGACATTTTAATTAATTGTTCATCGTTTTTTACGCCAATTTCTAAATATTCCTTAATGAGTGGTACAATTAAAGTAGCATCACCTATATCATTAATAAGAGGTTTAAGTTCCGCTATCAACCCTGATATTTGTTTTTCTTTACGTTTTTGGTTATCGTATATTTCACTTAGAATATCTGAGAATTTTTTCTTCCCAAATACTACACTATCTAATGATCCCATAATATTTATTTTGTTATAAATATAGAATTAAAAAAATCTTAAAATTTAGCGTATCCGTTTTCAAGATAAAAAACATAGTTTGTTTTAAAGATATCATATAACTCATTAGATATCTTAGTTATTTTAGGAGTCTTTACATCTATTATTTCTCTAATATAGATATAAAGGGCTTTTTTATTAAAAATTTCTAAATTTTCTCTATTTCTGAATATTTCAAGTATAGCATCCGCTACTTGGGCATCATTCTTTTTTGGGAATAATTCAAATATATTTTTACTACAGTGGTCTACATACAAATCAAGATATTTATCTAGTTCGTTTTTAGAATTATCTTCCATAGTATAGAAATGGGAAGTACCTTCTTTGTCTAGTTCACCAATTTCAGTCTTATTTACTTTTTTATTATAATTTTTAGTATTATATAATATAAGCCATCTTTTAACTATAGTTCCAAAATAAGAATAAGCTTTAGCTCCTCTAGTAGGGTCAAATAGATGTATTTTAGATACAAGAAAAGTAATTATTTCATGTTGTAGATGTTCTAATTCTTCAACTTCGGTATGATAAAATTTAAAAGTATGGATTATATTTTGAGTTAATTTAAAAAAGGCATAGTGAATATATTTTTCGTACATCCTACTTCTTTCTTCAAAGTCTTTAGAATTGTTATATAATACTATATAATCCTCTGTTTCTTGAGTAAAATAATTCTTGCTTTTTTTATTTCGTTTTTTTATCATGAAAAAATTTAGTTTTTATACTGGGAAAGGATGTTTTGTATTTTTTTAACTTCGTTGAAAAACCATCCAATTTCGTCATCAGATTTAAAAATCTCTTTTTCATCTATCTCTTGTAATCTCTTTTCAGAATTTTTAATTACTTCTGAAATTAGAGATATATATTTTTGTTGGGATATTATTATGTCCTCGGATTTTTCATTTTTGAGGAGAAGGTTGATGGTCGTGTATCCTAGGACCACGACCATTGTTACCAAAATTATTATAGTTTCTATCATATTATAAATCGTCTAACATATTTTTTAAACCAATACTTGATAAACTGCCTAGGGCTTTAGTTTTTATGTTAGTTTTAGTTTTGTTATTATTCAATGTATAACTTTTCTTTTGCTCTTCCAAGTTATCTTGTTTTTTATCTTTAAATTTAGGTAACCATTCTCTTTCAAATTCAACTCTAGCAGCTAATAAATCAGCTTGGTGTAAAATATAGGGTAAACACGTTCTCGGTTTTTGTTCTGGCATGAAATTTAATAAATATTTTTTATTGCCCTCATCATATAACCCATCATGTGTTTGGATAGCTACCATCTCATTAAAAGTATATGGTATACTATGCGACTGTAATAGGAATAATCCCCTATCTGGAACGGAGGAAAATGGGAGTTGGTTATTAAACATGTAATCTTCTCCTAGTTTATCCTTTCTCCACTGATCCGTCTGGGGGATATATGATTCATAATTCTCATCACCCATTTTACCTAGATCATGATTAATAGCGGAAAATACCAACTCTTCTACCGTAAAAGTTGACATATCTGCATCGAACTCATCCCATACTGAATATAACTTAATAGCAGCTTGTACTACTCTATTAACATGCTCTACATACCCCCCAGGAAATGCATTATGGTATTCCTTTTTATGAGCGGCGGGCATTAAAATTACCCTATCCCCATATTTTTCATAAAATTCTAATAATTTTTCTTTTCTAGGAGAAGAAATATATAGATCAATATTCTTTAAAAATTCATTCCAATTACCTTGGATTTGCTCAGCTGTTAATTTCATAACCGTTTATATTAATTTAAAATCTATTTACTTCGTTAGGTGACATAGGTTCTGCCTCTATCATACTTTTTAAATCTTCAATTACTTCCAATCCCTTTTCTATATTTTGAATATAAACTTCTATTGGTTCTTGTGTTTTAACAATACGTTGTAGATTGATTAAAGTAGATTCAAGATATTCTACTTTCTTTTGCATTAAGCTTCGATTTCTCATTTTTATTTTATTTATTTGTTTTTTTAATCCCCCGGATTCTAATTCCTCTTCTCTTATTCTCCCCATTTCTTTAAATCCCGTGATATAAAGTTAATTAAGAGAGATGGGGGGATCAAGTCATTTCTAAAGACTCCTCAATAAACTTTTTAATTTTAAATAAATGGCTACATTTTTCATATTCTTCATTCCCTTCAAAGAATGATATAGCTGTATTTAAATTTGATATTAAACCCTCAAAATCATGACATTTTAAGGCATCAATATGTTGTAAATTTTCTACATCTATATCTTCAATGTAAAAAAATGCTCTATTAAAAGTTATAAATTTATATGAAGAATCTACATAATTTTTATCATTGTCTGGATAAATACTATCAAGAAATTTTTTAAATTTTATACTAAATATATTACTATTTATAATAATTTTATTAAACATCCCTATCTTTATATAAGGATTATCCATAAAATCTTCATAAACTTCTACTGAGTCCTCATTTTTAAATAAGTTAAATATATTATCTTTAGGGATCATTTAAAAGATTGTCGTATTTGCAATTATAAATACTATTAAGTATATTTTTTCCCGATTAACATAATAATATTTTTAGCTTCCTCCAAATCTACTTGGAAGAATTCTCTTTGATTAC